ACTTTGATTTCTATTGAAAATGAAAGAGGACTTACGAAAATACAATGGAGGAAATTCAACAAAAGCAAAAGGAGATGTAGATTTAAGAAAGAATCCTTATAAGAATGCTCTACGAGATGCTTCTACTCCAGAAGATGTAATACAAGTGGTGAGGATGCTAAAAGAAAAAGCATTAAAGAAAAACGATGTAAGAGCAGCAGAACTATTCTTAAAGTATTACTTAGGACTACCAAAAGAAAGCATAGACATCACAAGTGGTGGAGAAGCAATAGCAATACCTATTATTCAGTTCAAAAAGAGTGGTGAATAGCATAACCATAAATGATAAGTTCGAACCTTTATTTGATTCAGATGCTCGTTACTTTATCGTAACTGGAGGAAGAGGTAGTGGTAAGTCTTATTCTGCTACGCTATGCGAAACTACAAACACATTCAAACCTGGTTATAATTGTCTTTACACGAGATATACAATGACTGCTGCTGAACTATCTATCATTCCAGAGTTCAAAGAAAAAATCAGCATACTAAACTCCGATGTGTATTTCGACATTCAAAAAAAAGACATCATAAACACCATAACAGATTCAAGAGTATTATTTAGAGGAATAAAAACCTCATCTGGAAACCAAACTGCAAACCTTAAATCATTACAAGGAATATCAACGTGGGTATTAGACGAAGCAGAAGAAATGGTATCAGAAGAAGATTTCGACACTATCGATTTGTCTATACGATCTAACGTACAACAAAACAGAATAATCTTGATAATGAATCCAGCTACTAAAGAGCATTGGGTTTATAAACGTTTCTTTGAATCAATGGGAGTTCAAGAAGGATTTAACGGACAAGTAGGAAACGTGCAATACATACATACGACTTATCTGGACAACATAGAAAACCTACCTGAATCCTTTATTAATTCGGTAGAGCAAATAAGAAAGACAAATCCAAACAAATACAAACACAAAATATTAGGAGGTTGGTTAGATAGAGCAGAAGGAGTAGTGTTCGATAATTGGGAGTATGGAGAGTTCAATCCTAATAATCTGCAAACTTCTTTCGGTCTTGACTTTGGGTATTCTATTGATCCGGATGCACTCGTAGAGGTGGCTATCGATAAATCTAAGCGAATAATATATCTAAAGCAACATATCTACTCAAAAGGGTTAGGAAGTTCCCAATTAGCACAAATAATCAAATCAAGAGCAGACAGAAAACTAATCATAGCAGATTCAGCAGAACCAAGATTGATATCAGACTTGAGAGGAAAAGGAATAAACATCAAACCAGTAAAGAAAGGAAAGATAGAAGAAGGAATAACATTGATGCAAGACTTTAAATTGATCGTAGATAAAGAAAGCCAAGATATAGGTAGAGAACTAAACAACTATTCATACTTAGACAAGGGCAGTAAATTGTACATAGATGACTACAATCACGCAATAGATGCTATACGTTATAACATTACATTCCATTTAGACAATCCTCATTCTGGTAAATATCACGTTCTGTAAATAAAAAACATCAATAAAAGTATTATATAAGTAATGAAATTAGAAATAAACGTACCTACATCTTTAAACGATATAACATTAGGGCAATATCAAAAGTATTTAAAGATTGCAGAACAGAACGAGGAAGGCACTTTTTTAGATGCTAAGGCTATTGAGATATTTTGTGGTATTCCTTTATCGGATAGCTATAAAATAAAGATGAATAGCGTCAGTGTTATTCTCAATAAACTAAATGAAGTATTAAACGCAAATCCACAACATACACCGAGATTTAAAATGGGAGATGTGGAGTATGGGTTTATTCCTGATTTAGACGAGATGAGTTTGGGTGAATACATTGATCTGGATAATAATATTTCTGATTGGGACAATATGCACTTAGCGATGAATGTGCTTTATAGACCAATTAAGCATAGTCAAGGCGAGAAGTACAACATTATAGACTACGATGTAAATAGTGCTTATAAGATGAAGGATATGCCATTAGGTGCAGCGATTGGTTCGTTAGTTTTTTTTTACAATTTAGGAATCGAGTTATCGAGGCATACGATACTTTATTCCAACAATCCACAGGAGGAGGAGATTATTCAGCATCATCTAACTTCTCAAGCAAATGGGGTTGGTATCAATCAATTTATGGACTCGCTAACGGAGATATTACAAGATTTGAAGATATCACCAAATTAAACGTACATCAATGCTTCACAATGCTTAGTTTCATAAAAGAGAAAGAAGAATTAGAAGCAAGGGAAATAAAAAACAAATTTAAAAGATGAAGAACTTTTATAGCATAACAACAACACTTGAAGAACAATTATTATCCGATCCAAACATTAACACGGTAACAATCGGAGATATAACACAAGTAACAAACTTCAAGCAAGATTTATTTCCAGTTGCTCACATACTGCTCAATAACGTAGATATCCAAGAAAACATATTAGTATTTAACTTCACTATCTTTTGTATGGATATTCGCAATGTATCGAAAGAAGCACAAGTAGATAGATTTAGAGGTAATGATAATCTGCACGATATACTGAACACTCAATTAGTTGTAGTATCAAGATTGAGTGATTTCTTGAGGCGAGGAAGTATCTCAAGAGATAGATACAAATTAGTAGAAAGTCCAAGTGCAGAACCATTTATGGATAGATTTGAACACGAAGTAGCTGGATGGGCAATAACAATGGATGTAGAAATACCTAACGAAACGCAGATATGTTAGAAGGAGTACAAGAGGAACTAAATCGGTTTGGTAAGTATGTAGTATCTCAATCAAGGGCAAATCTAACCAGAAAAGATAAGAACGTAAATAAAGACCTCTGGAAAAGTATAAAATACGATGTAGAAACGCACAAGAATAGTTTTACAATGACTATTGAGATGCTTGAATACGGATTATTCCAAGACAAAGGGGTAAGAGGTAAAAGCAGTTCTACTAAAGCACCACAATCACCTTACAAGTTTGGTAGTGGCACAGGAAAAAAAGGAGGATTAACAAAAGGAATAGATAAATGGGTAAGAGCAAGAAGGTTTCAATTTAGAGATAGAGATACTGGTAGGTTTATGTCTTATAAGACTACTGCATTTCTAATCACACGATCAATCTATCAAAAAGGAATAAAACCGAGTTTGTTTTTTACCAAGCCATTTGAGAAAGCATTTAAAAACTTAAATAAAGATTTATTAGAAGCATATAAATTAGATGTAGAGAAGTTTATGTCTGATACAATAAATAACAAAGGAATATGAGTAACATAATGTGTAGAAGTCCATATTGGATAACAGATACCTTTTTAATAGAACCATCAACTGCTCAGAGTGCAAAGCTAAATCTGACTATTGGAGGTACATTAAGATACGAACTAATAAAGAACGAAACCACTATTGCTCATTGGGAAGTATCTGAATTGATCCGAGATTATATTAACTGGCAGTACGACAATTCAAATGCTCATTCAGTAACCGTTGAATATATCATAAGATGGTATAGTGGAGAAAACGCAACTGGAACAATCGAACAAACAGGCTCTACAATTTCTGGTCTATTCGGAACGGAAGGCTACGGATATTTCATTGAAGGAAAGAATCCAACACATACACGAGGATATTTACAATCAAATGATATTATTTACAAACCTAAGAACGCTACAATAAAAATTCCAGTAGATACAGAAAATGCTTCATTAGTATTTTTTAGGGGTTTGAATTACGCTGGAGGTAAATCATATAGTTATCCTACTGACAATAAGATTGAGTATTGTTCAAGTTATGTTCACGGATTAGATGGGTTTGATAGTTATGAGAATAGAGTTTATAAAGATGGAGGTAGTGTTGAAATAGGAACAGAAACTTGCTATGAATGTTTATTATCTAAGAGAGATTTTACCGATGTCGATTCAGTACAGATAAATACAACCGATGGAGTTAGATTTGTCGATGTTAAGGCAATGGAAGAAAGTAAGTTTACTCCAATCAAAATAGTATTTATTAATCGATGGGGTGCAGAGCAAGATGTATGGTTCTTTAAACGTTCAACTCAATCCATAAGCACAAAAAAGGAGAATTATGATTCTTCTATTGTTGCCTCTAATGGTGTTTACAATATAACTGATCACGTTATGCAAGTTTTTGAGGTTGATGTAAAAAGAAGCTATGAGTTAAATACTGGTTATGTAGATGAATCTTATAACGTTGTAATGCAAGAAATGATGCAATCTGAAAAGGTATGGCTAACAGAGGAAAACAATACCTATCCAGTAGTAGTAGATACTAATTCTTTAAGATTTAAGACAAGCGTTAATGATAGATTGGTAGATTATACTATAAAGGTTACGCTATCAAACAATGAAATAAACAACATTCGATAAATGCAGAAAGTTCAGCTTTACATAGAGGGGACAAGAATAGATTTATTTGAAGATGAAACAGTAACATTAACTCAAACGATTCAAAACGTTAGAGATGTTTCTAAGATATTTACTGATTTCTCTAAGACGTTTACAATACCAGCATCCAAGACTAATAACAAAATATTTAAGCATTATTATAATTTTGATATTGTAGGTGGATTTGATGGTCGTAAAAAAGTAGACGCAGAGATACAACTGAATAGCGTTACATTTAAAAAAGGAAAAGTAAAGTTAGAAGGAGTACAACTAAAGAAAAACAAAGCATATTCATATAAGATCACTTTCTTCGGCAATACGGTTACTTTAAAAGACTTATTAGGTGAGGACAAATTAGTTTCTTTGACAAGCCTAAACTCCTACAATTACGTTTACAATTCTGCGAATAACCTAACCAAATTACAAGCCGATCCAAGTTCAACAGATTTGGTTATTCCTTTAATATCACATACAGATAGATGGTATATCGATAGCTCTGGTGGTTCAATTACAGGTTTACAGAATTTGAAATCATCGATAGGTAGTCCATTTGAAGGTGTGTATTGGAATATGATAAAACCAGCTTTGAGAGTTAGTGAAGTTATAGGAGCAATAGAGTCTAAATATGGGTTAACATTCAGTACAGATTTCTTTACCTCATCAAATACTAACTACAATGATTTATTCTTATGGCTACATAGGAAGAAGGGTGTGGCTAAACCTACTGGTGAAAACGTTGAAAGATTGGTTAGTGAGTTTACTGCTCAGGCTAAACATATTCCTACTGAAACTGAAATGATAGACACTCATACCTTAAGGTTTACAGGTTCACGTTTTGACCTAAATCAATTTGATATTACACTAACGAGGAGTGGCACAAATCCTGTTGATGTGGTTATCTACAAGGATGGAATAGAGTATTATAGAGAATCTAATGTAACCACAACTTTTATAACTATCGATGGTCTTAGTGATTTTATATTATTCACAGGAGATTATGAGATTTATCTTGAGGCTCAATCAGCAAATCTACCTATATCAGTAACATCTCTATCTTACGATATTGAGAACACATCAGCAGTAGCTAAGAATTATTCAAGTTCTTCATTCGTTTTTCAAGATGAATTTGAGTTTATACTTACTCAGCAATTACCAGACATAAAGGTTATAGATTTCTTGAG